GCCATCGCCGCCATAATAACTGCGGCTAAGTGCTTGGGATCGGTGGAGTAACCCGTAGCAGCCCATGTTCCCATAGCGGCAGTACCTGATAGGGCTAAATGAGTTGGACTAGTCAAGTTTAACTTAATCATTCTGTAGCCTTTGCTACCATGGAGGTATATGTAGCGGCATCGATGCCCTTACCTTTAGATTTCTTTAATCCAGGATACAGACTCTGGTATACGGGGATAAGTGCTATCTCCTCAGCAGTCAACACACTAGACACTAAGTTTAGTGGCATCAATCCAGCCTTTGCCATAGCAGTGGCTACGATTAACTCGACCTTACCCTTAGCACCTAATTTAAAGGCGGCAGATCCTGGGAATGGTGGAGCAACGATGACTGACGGCTTTGTTGTGGGAACGGGTGTAGATGTTCCATTGGCGTTATGAATCGCCGCAACTCCTCCGCCTCCAATAGCAGTTACTCCTGCAACTCCTCCAGCAACAAGTTTGCTTTGACCTATACCCTTAGAAGGTGCTGATCCCGAAGTATACGCAGGACGAACAATCGCAAGAACATAGAGGTAAGGGCGATGACGACGGTAACAGCCATCACCATTTGCTTGGTTACCCGTGTAACTCTCGGGACCAGTGTTGAACCCAATAGCAGTAATGCCATCTTTTGATGCGGCTTCTACAATCTCGACGTGATCTGCTACACCGTTACCTGACCAGGAATAAAAGACAATATCTCCTGGAAGGGCGGAGTACTTATCAATAATGCGTTTATTCTTTTGAAACCATGTAAGACCTGCAGGGCAGTACGCAAACCCTTTAGGAGTCTGAGCGGCAACCAGGTGAGAGGCATTTACTTGAGCAAATACCCAACTAACGCCCATGGCACAGTAACTCTCATTGGGGATCCCATACCAAGTGCCAAAAGGATTATCGTTATTTGGACCTTCGACAAAGCCCAGTTGAGTACGGGCGATGTTTACGATGTCTACTCCAGATGTCACCTGGCTCCTCTCAGAATACTTTTTTAATTTTACCAGTTTCATACGCCGTATTAGACCGATAATAGGTTCATGGAAAATTACCAGGCAAAGAAGTCCGCAACTCGTAAGAAAGAGTTTGGATTGGGCCATGAACTTGCTGCAGGTAACATGCCCATGTTTATGACTGGACCAGAGATTAAAACGCATTACAACCCCCTCGAGGGTGATCGTAACGAGGTATCTGAAGGTAGTGGAAAAACTGCTCAGGACTATCGACAAGAGACTAACCCAGAATTTTGGAACCGTAAGTTATCAGAAAGTAAACAGGGTAGAAAAAAGATAGAAGAGTCTGGTCGTGAGGGAGCAGTTGGAAGTTCTGTTCAACCTACCAAGATTAAGACCTCACTCGCTACACACGTCAAGAAGAACGGATTTCCTGGGTTTGTCTCTGTAGAGACAGGTTTTCATCCTCATGATTACAGGACACCCGAGATCTTGGGCGGACATCACCGCATCGCTCTAGCAGCGGCACAGTTTCCCAATCACTTGCTTCCAGTAAAACACTTTGATTCTATGGCTGAGGCTCAGAGGGACCCACACTACCGATGACCATTAAGTACCCCTGCAAACTATGTTTTCACGACACTACCGATGGTGTATGTGAAGTTGACTCCTGCAAATGTATCTGTGAGGTGGAATGATGGCAACAACAACCGTATGTCTAGTTAATGAGGCAGGTCTTGCTGTAACTGATTTTAAGGTAATTGTGGATGCTGTAAAGCATTTTGCTCCTCTAGTTACAAAGCCTTGGGGACTTCCTGATGTTGTAGTAACTACAACTCCTACCGTTGGTGCCTGGGTAGTCTACATCACAGAGCGTAATCGTCATGTGGGTGCTTCTGGTTACCACACATTTGAAAACCAAGTTCCAGTGGCATACTGCTCTCCTCGTGCTGCTGGCAGATTATTTGGGCATTACATCGCTCCTCTACTTACTAAGGCCGTAGTTGTTAAGGGCAAGACAATTGTTCCTGCAAAGCAGATTCATGGAGCCTTCTATACAGAAGGTCTCATAACTACGATTTGTCATGAATTAGCAGAAATGCTCTGCGATCCTAAGATTGCTACAGTCTCTGCTCAAGATACGTTGGGAAGAACTTGGTTGGTGGAAGTTTGCGACCATGTATTTGGGTCCTATGCCAATTACGTTTCAGGAATTACTAACTGCATCCTTCCCGATGTAACTACTCCTTCATTTTATAATCTCACTGGAAAAGCACCGTTTAGCATATTGGGCGCAGCAGTCGCTCCCTTTACAATGACTCCTGCTGGTTATGCGTACCAACGACTTGCAAATGGTCAGATCGTAAAAATATGACCAAGTGGATACCCAAAGTAACAGGCGGTAAGTACTACACGTCCTGGCATGCTAAAGACCATCACGGAGTCAGCATTGACTTAGGTGGGCGTAGTTCTGTCACAGTAGATGCAGAGCATGACCAGTTACATGCTGATAACGTCTTTAAAGACGGTGTTGAGCATAAGCATTGGGAACCAAAGACTTCAGAACAGCGTAAGAGAGATGCACACTTAAAAGCACATCTTGAGAATAAAAACCAAGGCAATGCTTAATTTATCTAAGGCGCAGTTTGGTCAACCTAACAAGATGGACATGGATGTCTGGGGCGGTCAAGCCTGGGCAATGGGAAATCAAACACCACTAGTAAACGATCACGCATCTGCCTCTGCTACAGGGGCAGCAGGTGAGTTTCAGGAATCACAAGCGACTCATTAAATTGGTCTAGCGGGATACGCCAAGACCCTTCGGGTTTGTAGAGCCATTCATCCCTCTGTACCTGCTCCATACGCAACCATCCAAATACTTCTACCTCTGAGTAGTAATCCCTATCGGTCACTCGGGCTCCCACCAAAATCCATCCATCACGGATGTCCTTAGGAAACACGGGAATCTCATCCTTAGTGCGAATAGACTTAACCTCAATGTTTGTACCCACATCAGCGATATCTTTACGGTAACCGTGTTCGGAGTTTGGGTAAAAGGGAAATGTAAAAGATTTCCTGTATAACTTGGCTACGGCATACTCAGCGACAATGGTTCTTACATTTGCAGCAATCTCTGGTTCTAACTTCGATTTATTGTCTCCCGCATAATTGGGGCGATCAATACTTCCAAATTTCATCATCCAACGGTTTAAACCAGCATCGGCACAGGCTCTTACTTCTTCTGGGGATAATTTAACAAGGTGGCTCATAGGATCATCCTATACCCTTAGACCAGGGGCGCAAATCAAGGGGATGCCATGCCAGACGCTCATGACCAAAAAACTACTAATCATTATGTAATGCACTTTCCTGAGCATTCCGAGCGTTCTGATGACCCTCATTATAAAGACTTCAATGCATACCGTCGCAAGACAGAGGATACCGCTGTATGTGCATTTGGTCAAGATCGTGGAGATTTCTTAGAGTGTAAGGGTGGGCTAGAACTTCATCACAGCCATGTGGAATTCAGCCTCATGAATTCTGTGAACTTAACTCTTCTAGAAAAAGACTACCCAGGAATTAGTAATCCCGATGAAGTAGGCGCTTGGGTGGAATCTGCCGAGAATCTTGAATGGCTATGTGAAAAGCACCACCGTGGGGTGGGGGGTATCCACCATGCCGCAGCCGCAGACTATGAGGCCCAGAAGTACATCGACAACCTAATTAGCGAGGATACCAAGTGAGTTATCAGCCCATCTATGGAGACTACGGCGTAGTACACACCTCGGGAGCATTCGGAAAGTTAATTAGACTGGGTACCTTTAGCCACTGGAATCATGCCGTCGTTTACATCGGCGGTGGGCTCTTGATTGAAGCCAATCCTAAGGGTGTTCAGATCAAGCCAGTATCCGAGTATAAGGATGGAGATATCGCCTGGAATCAACATGAGGGACTTACTTCGGCTCAAAGGACTGCCATTGTTGCCCATGCCCACTCCCTGGTGGGATCAGTCTACAACTTCGCCACAATCGCAGTACTGACCCTCAGAATCCTGGGACTTCGGGTATTGTCCAATATGTCCATTTTAAAGCATTTGGCTGAGAAAGATGGGTACATTTGCTCTGAACTAGTTGTAGCCTGCTATAACTTTGCTAATGTAGTCATTTCGGACAAACCAGACTATTTGACCACTCCCGCTAATCTGGCGTTTAGACTAATGTATCAGTAGATCTGATATCCTTCTCATAACAGCAGATTACCTACAAGAGGAGCAACTATCACTACAATCGCGGCGGTACAGGGTGACGGATGGGTAGTCATGGGAGCAGATACTCAGGGAACCTACAATGAGTACCGTAAGGTCTTCATGAAGGATGACAAGGTTGTTAATAACAATGGGATTTTGATTGCTGGCTGTGGCATAGGTCGCGGTATGAATCTCCTACAACGAGGTTGGGTAGCCCCAAAACCTCGCACTCGGTTGAACCCCGATAAACTAGATACTTGGATGGTTAAGAGTTTTCTTCCTAAAATGAGAGAAGTATTCATTAAGGGCGGCTATGACATGAAGGACGACGGAGATTACGCAAAGTATGAGAACGTCTTTCTAGTCGCTGTCCAGGGACAGGTCTACATTATCGATGAGGATTACTCCATCGATCGTGATGCCAGAAATTACATTACCTCAGGTAGTGGTGGAGACTTTGCACAGGGAGTACTGTATGGTGCTGGTCCACTAATCTTTACAGATCTTGAGTACTCGAAAGACGCTATGAAACTCGCTGTAGATGCAGCAAAGGAATTCGACAGTAACTCAGGTGGAGAAACAAGGATCTACATTCAATACGCATAACAAGGAGCACAATGCCCGTCTATGACTTCCAATGCACTAAGTGTAATTCTTCAGTAGAGATGCACATGGGGTACGATTCAACTCATGCACCCGTATGTAGTGGATGCGGTGGAACCATGCAAAAGAACTTTACGCCACCCGCGATTATCTTTCGCGGTGGTGGCTTCTACAAAACGGATAATCGATAACAGATACGGAGCAATTATGAGTAAGACGCAAGAAAAAGTACAGGCAAAGATTGCCGAACGAGACGACTATTTAAAAGAACAAGCAGAATCCAACTGGAAGAACGCTCAACTGAAAGCAGCACTCGCAAAGACAGAACTCGACCTAGCGGTTGATACATTTAAGGATTTAAATACAGAAATGACAGAAGAACAGATTAAAGCAACAGAGGAACAGGTGCAGTTGCAATACGCTCGCATTGAAGAATTCCTGATGTCCGAAAAGGACAAGTACCTAGAACGTATGGGAATTCAAGCCGACTAAAGAACTATGATCTCATCTGGGTTGTCACTCTCATCCAGATGCTTTTGCTCGCAGGATCTGGCTAGGGACGGCACTACATAGGACTTATCACAAAGCCCACATCGGTATGAAGCAGCATATTTGTCTATGGATAAAGTATGGCAATACATCGACTAAAAAAGGGAGCAAACTATGACAATGACTACAACTGTTAATGTTCAGGAAGAGTTTACGGCGCTAGATCGCTGTGACAAGTGCGGAGCACAGGCAAAGGTGCGAGCAATACTCTTGAACGGAGACCTGATGTTCTGTGGACATCATGCCAGAGAAATTTCTGAGAAGTTGATAGCCGAGTCAGCCTCAATCTATGATCCAGAGAAGGTGTTTACTTATGGCACATGAGAACCTATCAGTCCCAGAGTTTCAAGATCATATCGGTCTTGGAGCATCTGGTGGGCCAAGAGGTACCTACGGGAATTACAGCGTAGGACCAAGTGTTCAACCAGAAGACCTCAAGCAGGATCGTGAGCGTCAAAGTGAGTAATCTTTCTAGGGAACAGTTTAATAAGTCCCACGATATCGAGACCAGCCAACGCAGGGCTCAGATGCGCCGTGGTCTTGGTTCTGGATTTGTGGGTGTGGGTCAAAATTGGCAGGCATATCCTGCATACACCAGCACACTACAGGCAGGAAGCCTAGTATCCTCAACTGCATCGGATGTAGATAGTTACCCCGCACAAGCCGTAGGAGATGACGCGATGGGCCTTGGTACTGCTAATGGATTGGGTGAGGGCGGTACAGCCGCTAGTGGTGCAGGTGCTGCAGGCGGTAGTCCTGCATGAGCAAGCATCTTGACCGAAAGTTGCTCAAAGTTAACAATCGTTCAAACATCAAACAGGTATTTCAATATGTTGAACCAACTCTTAAATCGATTGCTAATCCGTCTATAGTTACATGGGCAGGTCCTGGAAAAGGCATTGAGGGTGAATCGACGAACTCATCATCCACCAATGATGGTCAGATCATCCGAAGAAACTCGCGCCCTATTTAACCCTCCTTCTTGATGCTGGTTTGACACACTTCTCTTACGGACAACCAGCATCAAGA